TTTTTATTTTCTAAAGATATGACACGCAAAAATACTTAATAAAGCAAAAAAATCGGACAGCCCGAAGACTGTCCTATTGAATGTTTTTTTGATTATTTTATATTACTTTGAGTGCTTCTGCTACTCTGTCCATTTCTAAGTTCTTTTGCTCGTCTGTCGTGTGAACGTAAAGGTTCATCGTGATACCTATGTTCGAGTGCCCCAGGATTGTCTGCAAGGTTTTGGGTGTCATACCGGCTTCGATACATCTTGTTGCGAACGTATGTCTTAATACGTGCATTGAAAATCTCGGTATCTGCGCTCTGTCACACGCTTTGTATATTCCGGTATCATACGTGCTGTTTTTCACAGGCGCCCCGGTCTTACACAAAAACACTCTGTCTCTCCATTGAATGTCAATAAATTTGAATGAAGCATTTTTAGCTTTCTGCAATTTCAATAGCGATACGGCTTCATCAGTGAGTGGAATTGTCCTATATCCCGATTTGCTCTTAGGTGGGCCCTCTCGCCATTCACCTGTTGAATGTCTGTACTCTAAGCTCCTGACAATTTTGATTGTTTTGGCTTTAAAGTCTACATCTTCCCATTTAAGCCCCACAAGCTCGCCTGTCCTTAGCCCAGTCTGCAAGGCGAATCTGTATTGATACTCATATGATGTGCCTTTGATAGCTTCACAGAATTTTTTCTGATTTTCAATCGTCAATGCTTCTTTCTTTGAGGACTCCTTACCGATGTCGGATTTTACCATGCGGTTGCACGGATTTTTGGGAATAATCTCGCTTTGATATGCATAGTCAAGCATGTTGTATAGTGCTATGCGCGTCTGATATATCGTTGCTGTCCGGTAATCCTCGTCAGCCATATTAGTCATTATCTTTTGACAGTGGAGCGTATTAACCTCTCGCAGTATCTTATTTCCGATAACAGGCTTTATGTTGCGTTTGTATCTCTCGGTGTAGTTTCTCAGCGTGTTCGGTCTTACTGTGCGCTTCTTAACGCTTATCCAATAGTCAAACCATGCATTAACCAACATGTCAGACGGAAAGTCGGGGTTGCTGTGTTCATCAGTGTACTGCTCATCGGCAAGCCACTTTTTGCACTCTTGCAGTTTTGCAAATAATTTCTGTACTCGTTTTCCATTCTTTGTTGTGTATCTACCGACATAGTATTTGTCTTTTCTCTGACTAATGCCTCTGCCTAGTTCTTTACCTTTCAAGTCCTTTCCCATATTAAATTTTCGCTCCTTTCACTTATGGAAAAAGCCTTATGCAATTTATTATAATATCACATAAGGCTACATAAGTCCACATTTGATTATATCTCTATCGACTCTGCGATATACTTTTCAAACTCTTTTCGCTTGATTAATCGTCTCTTTCCGACATACATAACAAATTGGCACCTTGGGTTGTTTGTTATTTCTCGGAGCTTGTTCACTCCAATATTACTGTATTCCGCAGCTTCATCAATCGTCAGCGTTACTTTTTCCCATATTGGCACTTTGTTAATCATTACCCGACTCCTTTCTATCTTTTCTTTAATGTCTGCCACTCTCCGGGAAGTGGTTGTTTTTGAGATTAATAGTCTCTGTGATACCTCTTCAAGGCTTTTATCAGCAACTAGCAACTCAAAAACTTCTGCTTCTTCATCGGTGAAATTGGCATTTTTCATAATTTCTTCAAGTTCCGGTCTAGTCAGCTTTGAAAACTTCATAGACCTATCTCCTATTCTTCGGTTTTGCTTGCACTGTGTATACAAGTATTTGAGTATCGGCATGAGCTGTTACACGGCTTGTTGTCTTCGTATACACATTGTCTTTCGATTGGTTCTATATCACTTATAGTTCTGCTATTCATCTGCTCTCCCATTCCTCGCAACAATCGGTGTAATCTGTCCAATCAGCTACATATTCGCTATCTTGGTTACAGCATACCCAACCTTGCGATATATCCTCGTATTGATGATATTTGCAATTTCCACAACATTCATTCATTTTATCATCACTTCCTTTTTGTATTGTTCTGCCATATATTGTCCGTAGCTCATGCCCTTACTCTTAGCAATCTCGCAGATTTCCGCAAGTTTGTTTTTCTTGACAGGCTTTCTTTTGAGTCTTTTCTTTTCTCTGATTTTTCTTAATTCTGTAGCTCTCTGCTGTCTGTGTGCTTCACAACACGTATTTTGGTTAGCTGCGGTCGGTGTAAATATCTTGCTACAGACTACACATTTAATTGGCTTGTAGTGCTTCATTGCTATCTCCTTGCTTAATATTCAGATTTTTAAACATAGCACACATAACATCTACCACAATTGAGTTGCCGAATTGCTTATACAACTGCGTATTGCTGTTTACTACTGCCATTTTGTCAATATCTTCATCAGATACACCCATTAGCCGTCCACACTCTCTCGGTGTCAGCTTTCTAATACGATATTGCGTGGCAATATGGCTATTCGCATATCCGTGTGTTCCGGCTACAAGATTAGCCGATATGCCATTATCAGAAATAACTGTACCGCATTGGGAACCGTTGCTTGATATTTGACCGACTTTTTGGATATTATTTTCAAGGAATAAATTATCTTTCTGCACACTCGTTAAGCAATTACTTGTACCTTGCATATTCACCTCTAATCTCTGCTCTGTTAGACTTCCCGCAGTTCTATCTGACGGATTATTGGGATTTCTGCCACGCATAGCAACTATGCACATATTGTCTTTATGACTGCCTATGCCTTTATAATATCGTGATGTCACTGTGCTTGCAGTAGGTGTATTAATGTCGCATATTTCCGCATTATCTAAGCTGTCTAAGTGTCCGTTAGGCATTTTATCTAATTTGCATGGAATTTGCTCTTCAAGAATTTTCGGCTCTTGATTACCGCCTTGCATTGTACTCAATGTTGGACTGCACCCCCCACATCATAAATTCTGTTGGTACTCTCAAATTTTGATTCAAGAGAGCCTATTACATTTACAGCTGCCATTACTTCAATCACTCCGCTACTTGTTTTATTGGCTCTTAGGGTAGGGCAAATCCCCCCCCTAAGTACCTTTTCGCCACCGAATTTTTTGCTTTCAAAAAGCACTATTCCGATAGCATCTGTTAGTTTTTCCATTCAATTACTCCATTACTTCCATAATTATCAAGGCCTTTATAATCTCTTGCCCTAAGAGTTACGGCTACATCAATCTGTTTTTCTGCCGTCTCTCCCATATCCTTTAACAACCAAGTTTCCATCTGACCGCAAGTTTGATATTCCACAGTCATATCTTGCCTTGATACAGTTCGCAACTTCTCTCTGTTGTGGCTTATTGATTGTTCCGTCAACGCAAGTCTGTCTGTCTGTCTGTCTGTCTGTCTGTCTGTCTGTCTGTCTGTCTGTCTGTCTGTCTGTCAAGATTGTGTTGTGGTAATGTGCCGTTGTCAATAAGCTGTTTTATCAGCTTGTCAGCCTTTTCATTGTTAATGTAATACTTTTCATCTACATTATCCTCGAGATAGTCTTTTAACTTCTTTTTGAGTGGTATGGGCTGTGGGAAATGGTAATTGTACTCGCCCAGGAATGAAAACATAAAACATCTTTCACGATTTTGCGCTACACCATAATTTTTAGCGTTCAAGTCTTGATAGTAATTTGTGTAACCTAAGCTTTCAAGGAAATCTAGCCACTTCCTAAAGTCAGGCATATTATCCTGACTATGTACTTGTGGCACGTTCTCCATGAATAAAATCTGTGGCAATTCTCCGTTGCTATCTCTGATTTCTGTTAGTATTCTCTCAACTTCCCACAACAGACCGCTTCTTGTACCGCTGCCCTTAGACATTCCGGCTTGTTTTCCGGCAACTGATAAATCCGTACAAGGGAATGAGTAAGTAAGTAAGTAAGTGAATGCATTTGTGTCGCAGATATTCAAATCTTCTGCATGAACCTTAGTTATATCCATTGTAGGAAAATCTGTGCCATGCACCGCGTTATAGCTTGCTATGGCATACTTATCAAACTCCACAACTCTGTAATGCTCAAATTTAGCGCCTATTCTCTTTAGTGCCATTGCCTGACTGCCGTAGCCGGCAAATAATTCTATCAAGCGGATAGGCTTTGTTATGCTAATTGGTTCTCTTGTGAAGTCAAATATGCTCATTTGATTATCACAAGAGTAATTGTCAAAATTCATTTTCTCTTACCAAAAGGAAACCTCGGTTTTATGTCGCGACAACCTATTCCTTTCTGATAAATTAATTAATGTTTAATATTTTCACTACACCACTGCTCTTGTATCTCATCATCGGTCTTATCTCGTTTGTAAATGTCGTACCATGCAAGCACTACCTCTGTCAGACCGATTATGCCGAATACTATAAGGGCAGTGTATACTAATGTTGTTGTGTCGGTCATGCTTCATCGCTCCAATCAAATTTTTGACCACAATTCATACAGTGGAAGTAGAAAGTCTTATTATCAGCCGGTATTCTGTCTGTCAAAATTTCTCCACATGTCGGACAGCACAAGTACTCCTCTTCCAAATCTTCAAAATACTGCTTCATGATAGGTTTCTTTGGTATCTGCTTTTCTATTGCCGATATTGCAAATCTAATTGCTTCTAAAACGTTGTAATCAGGGTATGGCTTCCATCTTTCTTTTAGATACTCAAAATGCATTCGCAAAAATTCAATTGCTTTTTTCGCTGTCATATTATCCCTCACTTTCTAATAACTCCGGATTGTCAAAGACGTTTCCGACAACTTCATATTCAGTATCATATTCAAGTCTGTGCTTATAATATTTTTCGTTAGGAATTGTACATATAATTTCAAAATCTCTAAATGTTATGAGCACATTCCCCTTGCTATTATTTATTTTTACAATATCATTCTCCCAAATCAGCTTGCCCTTCTTATCTTTTAAGCCGGTGCATTGGCAAATAGTGGTCGGGTCTACTTTGTACCATCCGTCTGTCTCTCCGCTAGAATAAAACATTGTGTTAGGTTCAAATATTATGTGTGCTTCTTCACAATCCGTAAACACATCTAAGCCTTTTGCATAATATCCTTGCACCCATTCTCCGTTATCAACTCTCTTAGCCTTGAATAAGTATCTATCTTTCATATTCTCTCCTATTCTGCTTCTGATTGAAGCCAATCTAACATACATTTTTTACACGCATCTTTATCATTCGGATGGATGCACGTATCATAGTTTCCTTTTTTCCAATTAACCATATGCGGGCAAAGATTGAACTCTGCTAACTCTTCATCCGACATATTCCTTATCCTGTCGGCATTAGTCTGTTTATCACTTTCCACAATTTCAAAATATTCATCAATGAACTCCAATACAATTTTTAAATTGTATGAGCTGTACCCAATGTTGTAGCCATTCTCACCAACATTTCTGTACTGTACGCTATAATAAGGTTTACTATCTATCATTTCCATGATAATAGACAAGTCGGTTACTCTTTCTTCTTTTACTTTGCTCATTCCAATGCCCTCCACACATCATTAGGTTTATTTATATTCCACACACTAGGTATTGTGTCTTTAACTAGACACAAACCCTTTTCATTTTCAATTTTCCCAAAAGGACAAGTTAGGCAGTCGTTATCCTCGCACACTGTCTTGATTATTTTCAGCGCAGTTAGAATGCTTTTTGTCTCTACCACTACTCCGTCAACTTCTTTTTTCATTCTTTCCACCTCTCAATTTTTTTCTCGATTTATATGGTCTGTATTCACATTTTCCATTTCTTTTTCCGCAGAAAACATAATCATCATCATTTTTCATATGACAGTGTTGACAAGTTCTGCATTTTTCAAAGAAGTTTTCATCTCCCATCACTGCTCTCCTTATCTGGAAGTTTGGCTAGTTTCCATACTGTACACCTATTGCCACTCCACGATGTTGCTCCATTGTTCCAAACATAAACGCTCCCATTCTCATATTTCGCAAAATATCTTTTAACCCACTCGCAAAAAATGTTATCTCTTACCAGTATTGGTGTATCAACTGCAACTTTTGACCAGTCAACAGGCGGTTCAACATATTTGCTATTCGCCCATTTTTCCGTTTTATCCCCGCAATAGACATAACTGTGAGTATTGAATAAACAATCTTTACACTCTAATTCATAGCACGCTATCGGCTCTAATGTTGCTTTGTTAACTGCTATTTTGCTACCATTACAAGCAATATCCAAAATCTTTTCTGCAAATTTCTCTCTATTTGTCATTGTTTTGCACTCCTTTCCCATAATCCGGCATATGTTTGAATCTCTCATATGCCTTATTGTCCCTATGTGTTTCCATGTAGGCTTTCTGCCTACTATCGTTTGAATGCTTTATATGAGCATTCTGTGTACTATCATTTTCCCGCACATAACTCATTAATCAATCACCTTTATGTACCTTTCATCAACGTAATTAACTTCATCAGCAAGGCATTGTGCCACCTTTGGCAATGTCAGACCGAATTGATTAAATTTATACAGTGTGTCTATTAAGTCCCTAAATTCTGCGATAAACTCTTTAATTTCCCTAACCGACAATTTAAACATCAGCTTAAGTGCCGTACATGCTAAAACCATGTAACTGTATGCCGTATCATTTAAAAGCTGTCTCGTGTCGTTTATCGTGAGTGGATTATTTCTCTGATAAATTCTAATCAACTGTTGCATTGGGATTAAATTAATCTCTTTCTGCACGTCAATGCCGTATCTCACTTTCAAAAGTTCGGCAAGCGTTTCGGTTTTCATTTCATTTTCGGTCTGTGCCCTTTCAAGGTACTCATTTATGGTTCTTTCAAGCCTTACAATGCGCTTATTTCCAAATCTATGATGCAAATACAGTACATAGTAGCCTAAGTCCATAAAGTCTGCGAAAGACCGACTTACGAGCTTTCTGCGGTTATTGCTGTTTTTCAGCGTAACTCTTTCGGATTTTGTCCACGTAAAATCCGGCTCTTTGTGCTTTTTCTTTGGTTTCAGTTTGTTGCTCATATTTCTTCATTCTTTCTTCAAGTTCTCGTTTTGCCCTGATAAAACAGGCTTCGGCAGTTTCTTCTGCGACTTTTACAAGTTCTTTACCACGCCACCGGATAGTTATTTTTGCTTCCTTGCTATTGGTTTTGTAAATCATTTGCAAGCCATATTTTCTTTGCAGTGGTCGGTAAAACTCGTAAAAATCTTTCAAGGAATCCATTGTGGGCTCCTTTCTTTTATCTTTTGTCGTGCCAAGTTCGCCTTTTCGCAAGTTGCATTCTTAACGTTCTGCTGATAGTGTTTTTCACAGACCTTATATCCGGGCTTCACCGGATTATCGCAGAAAAAACATAGTCCTTGTTCATATCTGCCGGTTCTTTCAGGCATTTTAACTCGTGCTCTTCTCATTGTTTCCCGGCAAAATGTGCAAGTGGTATGTCCCGGGTCTGCTTTCCTTTTACGACAGCGTGTACATATGCCATTTGCCTTGTCTTTTTCGTATCGTGCTTTTCGCCATGCTTTTTGTCGCTCATTGTATTTTTCAACATCATTAGCACGTATCTTTGACATGGCTTCGGCTGATTTTGCCCTACACTCAACGCAGTTTTTTTCGTCACCGTACAGCAAGTTTTTGCCACATCTAGGGCAAACACCAACTGCCTGTAATTTTTTATAAAGCTCTCTGCCATATGCTGTACGTTTGCTGTTACATGCCGTGCAAACCACACCTTCTCTATCAAGTGGCTTTCCGCAAAGCACGCAAAGGTTACTGGCTTTTCGTTCTTCATACCTCTTTCTGGAATACTTGTCTTTTATCATTTTTTGCTAGGGGTAAAACATGTTTTAATTGGTCGACCAAAACCTCTTACCTCCTATCTCTTCATCTGCTCGATACGTTCTTTAATTTCTTTTGGCATTGGAATACCTTTAATCGGCTTATTTTGGCTTTTATTATCTTCGAGCGATAATTTTATCGTCTGTTGATTTTTAGAGCCGATTTGAGCCGAATGCGAGTTTCTATTGGTGTTTTCAATCAATGCCTGTATATCCTTTGGCATTTTTTGATATTCCTTTGCTCGATTAACAACTACTCTATAAGTTCTCATAAAGTTCGACTGTACTACGTTTTCAATGCTCTTGCTGTCCGTCAACGCCCAGTTCCTGAGATTATCAGGACTTCCGACAGCCTTTTGTACGAGTGGTGGTAACTTGTTAAATTCTTCAACTGCACCATAATAGCCATTTCGTAGTGCCCTGCTAACAAGCATCCATGCTTCCATTTCGTTAAGCTCCTGTGGTGATTGAACCTCATGCAGTTTGTTGATTAGCTGTCCGATGCTCGGTGCAAATCCGCTTGTATCGGAATGCACGTAAGCTTTCAATGCTGTAGATATTTGGCTGTAACTGCATTCTTCCAACATCATATTCCACACATCTACTGTCTCTGATAAATTGCTCGGCTTGTAATTGGGGTAGCAATCACACATTATGCGAATGATTTTAACTGTCTCGTCTCTTGTCATTTCTCTACCTCATACATTATCCCAATCAATGGCGCCTTTGTTAGTCGAGTGTGGCTCGTTATCCTTTAGTGCAAACAGCCCTTGCCAACAATGGTCTACTGACTGATTAAGGATTTTAATAGCCAAATCGTTATCGCCATTTGATAACTTCTCGATAGTGTTCATAGCTCGGTGCAATGCCATTTCGGTGCATATTGGCTTCTTAATCTTTTTCCGCATTGTCAGATATTCCTGAAAAGCAACTCTCTAGCATTGCATCATCAGGATAGTAGACAGTTTTCTTTTTAGATATTGATTTATCAATATCTTTTTCTTTTATATCCTTATCTTTACTATCCTTAACTATACTATTCTTATCTATACTTACCTTACCTATACTTTCCTTACCTACGGATACATCTTGTATACATTTTGTATCCATTTTGTTTACATCAAGCGTATATGCCTTATTTTTCTTTAATCCCAACATTGATTTTTCTTCAACATAATCAGTAGGTCTGTATCTGTCTGCCTGTATGTAATTGTGCATTTTCCAATGCTTAATCACAATTACACCGCTTTCAAATAAGAGCACAAACGATTTTGCAAGCAATAGTTTAAAATCATCATCGGAAGCACCACACATTCGCTGTATTTTCTTAGGATTATTAACAAATCCATCATCGTCAGCATTCATAGATAGGTGAAAATAAAGCATTTGAGTACTGCTCGGCATATCGAGAAAAGCGTCACTTTCAGTTATTTTCTTAGCAAACATTCTACGTTCTGCCATTTTTAATCTCCCATTTCCTCAAGTTTCGGTTGATGTATTTTAATCTTTTCCCTCGTGGTTTATATTGTTATACCTTTTTCTCAACGTGTTCTGCACCTTGTTCATTCCATTAATGCCACCGACAATAAAAGCTATCTCTGCTCTATTTTCCGTTGCCTTTGTTTCTGCTTCCATATCGTGTAGTCCGTACTCTACCTGAATAATTTCATTTGCAGTAATTCTTTTCAGAATTTCTTCACATTTCTTTTTGCTTAAAATCTTCATTCTGAATCGCCCACTTTCTTATCTCCAATTAGTTCCGATAGTTCCATCGGGATGGATAATAATATTTGAGTATCCATCTTTATAATCATTGTTTCTCTGCTGACACATATCTCCTAATGTCAATCTTGCATGTTTTCCCATATAGTCAAATGTTGCATATACAAAGAAATCACCAATCCTAAAGGTATGAATATCAATATCATCATCATTCTGTAGATCATTCCATATTTTTACAGGATAATCTTTCTTTTCAAGCCCACTTAAAAATCTGAACGAAAAATTATCAGCTTCCATTTTCATAAAATCTTTAATATACTCAATCGTTGGATTTTCAACTACTGTTTGCACTGTGCAATTAGGAAAATCACTAGGGCTTTTATGCACATAATCGTTATATGATAAGTTGATATGTGCTAATCCGTTAAGTTCCTTTGAATATCCAGTAGTATTGATTGAACAAAATACATTGTTACTATGCTTTTTGTATGTATCAATAAGTTCTGAAACATGGTTAGGATATAGCCCCGGCTCTCCGCCTGTAATTGTGAGCCTTGCATTGGGGTGTTCCAACAATATCTTTTTTAACGACTCAATCTGTGCCTTAAAATTATTATCGCCTTGCATAGGGTTCTTTCTCTCTAAGCAAAACGGACAGTTATAAGGACATTCCTGCGTTAATATCAACTGTACATTTATTCGATAATATAAAGGTCTGCCAAGAGATGTTTTATCTGCCCTATTCGCAAGCCTGTACTGTAAATCGTTTTGCATTTCAGCTCTTATATCATCGTAAGAATTAAAATGTGGTATTTTGTATAACTTACTGCTCATCACTTTCACCCTCTTTCAACAAACCCATAAATTTCTCATACTGTTTCTGCGATACTTTGTTGTGCTCTTTTTCCGGCTTTAAGCGGATTATAAGGTGCTTTTCCGCGATAGATGATAATTCCCTCGCTAACACCTTTTTGCCTTGCTGTATGCCTTGCATATAGCCTTTAGGTGCTTTTCTCTCGCCTATTGAACCGCTAGCACGATTTTCTCCTTGGCCACCTATACTGACATTCCTAAGCTGATAACCTTTATCAGCATATAACTTGATGTAATACTTCTCTTTCTCGTCAAGTTGGCTTTCGGGGAAATTCAGAAATTCAACTCGCCAACCATAAGGATTTTTCTCTTTGTCGTATAGCTTATGTTTGCGTAAACTAAGGTCTATATGCTGCTCATAGCCTACAAGGTGGCTTGCCAATCTGCTAAGTGTATGTACCGCCTGTCCGATATACGCATACTTAAATCCGTTTTCATCTTCTCGGAGTAGGAAGTAAATCCCACTCCTGTCATTCAGCTTTGGATTGAGCTTCAATAGTCGCTTTTTATTCTCCTGTTCTATCGCCTTGGCTCTCGCTATGTTCTGATAATTCAAGTGTTGCCACCTGCCTTTACTATCTCGATTGCCTTGTCAATTTCAATCGCTTCTCTTTCCCCCATCAGACTTCCATCCTCTCTGTAGTTCGGATTCTTTTCTTTCTCTAACTGCTCCACAACCTTGTCTACATCATAGGCGGTCGGATATTTATCCAGTAATAGCAATACTGTATTTGTATTGAGCAAAGTTCCATTGCTTAAAGTAACCGATTCTAAATCTTTCTTTAGTGCATCCGCGTCAATTAATCTCATTCTTATCACGCTCCAATAATATACATTCAGTTTCAAAGAGTTTTTCAGATATATCTTTTGAATTAACTCTATCCTCAAATTCCTTGATAAAATCTCTGTATGCCTGTTTTCTAACTTCTCGGTCATGCTTGGTGCAATCAAGCTTATCAAACGAAACAGTGACTCTTCTGACAGAACTGTAATTCGGCACATCAGGGTTAAGATTTATGTATCTTTCACTGCATATCGGTATGATGCCATTTTTCTGTAATAATTCTGCAATCTGCGATGTAAACGCTCTTGTAATTACATACTCTTTCCGGTCAGCTATTTCCTTTGCAATGTTCGCAAATACTTCGTTTGTATAATCCATTATTTTCCCTTTCTAGGACAGCCATTATTTGACTGTCCTGTAATCAACCGGCTATTAGTTAAATGGTAATTCCTCGTCAATACCATCAGGAATTGACATAAAGCCATCATCGGGTTTTGGCTGTGGCTCTGCGCTGCTGCCACTTGAATTTTTACTGTCGCAAAACTCAAGCTTAGATATGTTGCAATCGTTAGTGTAGACTGTGTTTCCATCTTTATTCTTGTAACTACCTGTAGTCCACTCACCGATAACTGCTATCTTTGAGCCTTTAAATACGTGCTTCTCTACTGTTTCAGCAATCTTGCCAAAAGCCACGCAGTTAATGAAATTCGCCTTATCGTCTTTCTTTTTAAAATTTTTATCAACGGCAAGTGTAAACCTTGCTATTGCCATTGCATTTTCACCCTGTGTATATCTAATATCCGGATCGCGTGTCAATCGTCCTAAAAGTGTTACAATATTCATTATTTTTCTCCTGTCTGTTTAATTTTTAAAAAGGGCACTCATTAGGATTAGCAAGTAGCCATTCCTTATTACGCTCTGCAACATCTACATTTGCCCCATAAGCGACTTTTTTCATCTTCTCGATGAAACTATCTCTATCAGAATTTTCACTTGATAAATGGCACATTATAACGTTCTGCAAGCTGTCTGAATAATTTGCCTTAACAAAATCGCAAGCCGTGTCAATGCTTAAGTGACCTCTGAAAACGTGATTAGCTTTACCTGTGTCTCTGTCGATTAAATCCTTGTCATAATTCACACCTAAGAGAATGTGGTTTATGTCTTTAAACTTCCACTTGACGACCTCACAATCGGTAATGTAAAGCATTCTCCCCATTTCCTTGTGAGTAATCAGAAAGCCGAATATCGGACAAGGCTCGCCATTTGCATTTGTGTGTGTCCAATTTCCGTCTATTGTTGTTAAATCAAAAGGCTTTACTGTAAACTCGCCCATGTTCATTGATTTACGGCTATCGTCTAAATATGGGGCAAGTATTGGTATTCCCATTGACTTAAAATCGTTTAATGACCTTGAATGGTCGTCAATAATGCTCGTGTGAAATAAGGCAACCTACTATATTTTTTACATTCCAATCACACATCTTTTTTATGTCTTTAATCCCCATTCCTGCATCAAGAATAAGTGTTTCGTTTTGCGACATAAGAGCATAAGAATTTCCTTTACTTCCAGTTCCGCAACATTTCAATTTGAGCATTACATCACCTCACTTTCATCTGCAAGTTTCCAAATATATCCGCCCGCCTGTTTTCTAATACCGCCTTTATTATTAAAAGGTTCTTTATTGGCTACTTGTAAAATATTCCTCTGACATATTCCTGTCATCCTACTTGCAACTTCTCCATTTACATATGTAGCAAGTAATACTCCATCCTTAGTGTATTGGCATATTTTTCTTGGTTTCTCATATTTGTTATAATTAACAATTCCTGTAACCACTTGTGGATGCGTTTTTTCCGTTTCTTTTCTGTGCTTCTTTGGATGAATATATTCCAAATTTGAAACGATATTGTTTTGCTTATTTCCGTCTTTATGGTGTACTTGATATCCTTGCGGTCTGTCTCCTATAAAATGTTCTGCAACCAATTGATGTATTGCTATTGACTTCTTTTTGTTAGTTACAGAATTTCTTAAAACAATGCGAAGATAATCTCCTGTTGCATTTTGATTTGATAGAATATATCCGCCCTCTGTCTTTTTAAAACTCTTTACTCTTCCGTAATTGGAAATCTGATATTGCCCCTTAAAGCCTTTTATCCACTTCCATTCTTCATCCATATTTACACCTCGATTTCATCGTCCTGTGGGAACTGGAAGTAATTCTGCGTCAGCTTGTTAAAATCAGTTTTCGACAAACTACTTACGAACGTAGTACCTTTTTCGGTATTTATTATTGTTTTGAGAAAAATTACACCCTCATTATGTTCTCTCAACATTTCCATAGCCTTAATTGCCTTTGCTTCGGTGGAATATTCAGCAATTTGCATGTCATCACTAAGCGACTCAACGCCTGTTAAGTTTTTATTCAGAAAATAAATTCTTGACTTGAATCTCTGAATAATCACCTCTTCATATGGCATATCAAGTGTTCCGTCCTGTGAAATTACTCTCATATCAGCTCTCCTCACTCTGCATGAATGGTGGAAGTTCCTCTGACTGCTTGTCGGCTGTGTCGGTCGGCTCTACATCAATTATGTTGTCCTCGTCAAAATCTACTGTGTTTGCGTTCTGCTCAATGTCGTAGGCAACATCCTGTTCAAGCATTTCATCGTGGCTGATTTCCTCATAATCATCTTCTTTGCCAAAACCGCTATGAGTATTGTTGATAGCTTTGAGAAGTCTATTTTTAACAGTTTTCATAGCCATTTGGTCTGCGAATTTCTGATGAACTCCGTTTCCGGTCTCCTTATATCCGTATCCCTGTTTCCAAGCTGTCTTTATCTGCGCCATAGTCATAACTTCTGCAATCTTCTCACCATTTCCCATAATCGCTACTGCATAAGCACCAACAATCTTGTCATTGTCGATATTCTCAAAGCTCTGTTCGTGGCAATCAATAATTGTCTTTGCATCCTCTTTATGGTACTTGAATACATCCCCTTTATAAATAACTGATGCATTAATGTCTTTAAGCCCATATCTTCTAGCAAGACAAGTTGCACCATAAACAGACGGCTGACAGCTTAATTTACCCGCATAAGCGACTGGGTAACACTGCTTCTTTCTTATTGATAATCCGTCTGTTACCATTTCGATAAGTGCATTTTCAATACTTGCCCTTGTGCAACTCTGTAATACAGGCTTCTTATTCATATCCTGTGTGTCCTGTAAGATAAGCATTGCCGACATAAGCTCGTTTGTGTAGTTATAATCTTTAGGAAATGTTAAGCCAAATTTCTCTTTCTGCTTAATTTTTACAACCATTCCCTCTGTAAAATCTTTTGCTACAAGCTCTCTGCTTTCAGCTTCTTTCTTTTCCGCAACTGCTGTATTCTCTGCCATAATTAATCCTCGCTTTCTACTTCTTTAAATTCGCCATCAACTAATTTATAGAATATATCTTCTTTGATACGTTCTCCGTCTACATATTCTGTTTTTACGCACTTAGGAATCCATATATAATTACCACTATCATTTGCTTTATCAGTTCTAATCCATTCGGCTAATGTTATCCAACTACCGATTTTTGCCTTTGCTATTGAATTGCAGCCTGCTGCCATAACCACAGAGTTATTACCTTCTGATGTTATCTTTGCGGAATCTCCACTACTGCCTATCTGTGCGTAATCTCCACTACTGCCTATCTTTGCGTAATCTCCACTACTGCCTATCTTTGCGTAATATCCACTACTGCCTATCTGTGCGTAATCTCCACTACTGCCTATCTGTGCGGAATATCCACTACTGCCTATCTGTGCGTAATCTCCACTACTGCCTATCTGTGCGGAATCTCCACTACTGCCTATCTTTGCGGAATCTCCACTACTGCCTATCTTTGCGGAATCTCCACTACTGCCTATCTTTGCGGAATATCCACTACTGCCTATCTGTGCGCAATCTCCACTACTGCCTATCCGTGCGTAATCTCCACTACTGCCTATCTTTGCGTAATATCCACTACTGATACCAACATCGTCTGCTTTGACTGTCTCAACTTTTGTTTTCTCAATTGTAAAATCTACGCAAGCCTTAATAAACCCTTTAAACCCAAGTTTTGCACCAATATGGAGCTTATTTGTAGCTGTTTTATCCTTTCCTTTATAAATATCTCCAATAGCTTCAACATCTGCAAAATCTGAAATGTTGCCATCTTCATCAATAAGTGGATAATAATCCAACACATCAAATGGATTTTCACAGAAATGCATTACACCCGCTTCACATATTTTGTTTCCGTTTTCTTCGTAAGTAGTATTTTCTTCGTACTGCTTGCCTTTGCATATCATTCCTCTGTTAAATGCCTTATATCCTTTTATACTCATCGATTCTCCTCTCTTTGCTTCTCATCTCTCCATGCTTTAAATTGCATATTCAAATCTTTCACTTTTACCTCAATCTCGTCTACCTCTTCCTCTTGTTCGACTAAATAGCCGACAAGCTCAAGCATATTGTGTAGAACATCTTCTTTTGATAGATTTGTTCTTATTTCTTCCATTGTCTTAAATCTCATTGAAAACCTGAACCGCAAACAGCTCATTAGGTGTCTGCTTGAATAAAACTCCGTCAGATATGACTGTATACATATATCCGTCATACTTAAGCTCTACAGTATGTTTCTTACCGCCCATGTAATAATTTCTTTTCTTAATACTCATGTTGAACCTCCTATAATCCAAGTAACTTTTTAATCACTTCTCTCATTCTCTCGGTTTCGCCACTCAACTGCTTCTCGCTTTTATCAGCAAGTCTAATCACTATTTTGTACTCTTCCTCTGAAACTGTCTCTTTAAGCGCACGTAAAACAGTAACCGCCTCTGCCATAACATGGCTTTTTATGCCTCTAAATGTAACTTCTCCGTCTTCTGCTTTAATCATTCCTATTCCTCGCTTTCATTTATTATTTTTAATTCAGCTTTGAGTTTTTCAACTTCTTCCAGCTTGTCTGCAATTCTTCTTTCCGCCCTGTTTCGGAATGCCTCTTTTGCATATTCAAAGTTAGGTTCTGTAAGAAACATGCAATTAAAGTTAGTTATTCGCCCAACATCATCTTTCTTTGCCGTACTAAGGTAGTTTGGAAAAACTCTATCAACAGCCTTGTATGTCTTGGGTTTCTCTTCCGCTTCGCATTCCTTAACGCATAAGCCTTTAGGGTTACTACCATAAGTATCTAAATTGTAAAAGTATAATTTCATATCACACCGCCTCAATCACAAGCTCTTTGTCCTGTGTATGTTTCAACATAATCAACTGGTTATCAATCTGCGGTATTCTCCAATCGTCAACGCTCTCTGTATCATCAATAATAATTGGAAAATTAACGCTTGCCACTTTCTGAAAAGCCCGGCATATGTCAACTTCTGTCAGCATTCTTGCCCCATGATTAAGATTTCTTGCATATGCTTCACCATTGTAAACAAAGTCGCAGCACTCCTCGGTATCACCATTTAAGAGTGGTCTAAACAGCTTTGCTGTGGCAAAATTCAGATACTTATTAACATCGGCCTGTAAAAGCTCGTTTTTCTTTCGAGTAAACTCTTTCAGCAAATCAAGCTTTCTTTCCCAATCAGCAATTTCTTGATTGAGGTCTTTTCTCTTATCTTCAAGGTCGGCTATGCTATCGTCTATACGCTTGTTATTTGCCACACCAAGCTCAATCTTTGTATCAACCGATGAAACTTGCCTTAACAGTTCGTTTCGCTCGTTTTTGAGCTTTCTGATAAGTTCTGATATATCGTTTTCATCTGCAAGAGCCTTCTCTTTCTCCTCGATTTTAGCTTTAAGCGCCTGATACTCACTGTTACCTGTCATATCAACATCAGTAGGTACCATTCCAAGCTCTTTAGCGATGCTATCACGTTCAAACTCGTTAGCAACAGTATCACGCTTTTCTGTCAGCTCCTTGAGTTCTGCTTCAAGGTCAGCTATTTCTTTCTTCTTGTCCTCAATAGCCTGTTTGAGTTCCTTGCTGACACTTGATAATGAATTGCCCTTATCCTCAAGCTCTTTAAGCTTCTTCAATTTTTTATCACTAAAATCAGTTCTCAAACTCTCTATTGTATCTTCCGGCAATCTCTGACCACACATCGGACAATTAACACTGCTTTCATCAAAGGAAAGTGCCTTTGCTTTTTTCCAGTCAGCACGTACCTTTGCTAAGTCTATTGCGCAATCTCCAATCTCTCTTTCGGAGCTTTTAATGCTAGCTTTTCCAGCTCTTATCATTGACTCTGTTTTGCGGATTGAAACATCGAAGCCGTCAATCTGTAACTGTAGTTCCATGCGCTTTTTCTGATTGTCGGCATTGGCTTTTCTCTCCATATCTGAAAGCTCAAATTTAAGGTTCATAATGTCCTCTGTAGCTTTCTGCTTGCTCTCTAAAATCTTATTGTAGTCGGACAGCTTATCTTCAATTTCCTTAAGTTGCGGCTCATAGGTTTTCTTTTGCAATTCAAGCTCTGCAAGGTCTGTATACTCATTGGTGGAATGGATTGTATCAATCCTTGTTGAGATTTCGTCTCTTTCCTTGACGAGTCCTTTTGAGCCATTCCTACCGCCTGTGCCGTTTAGCTTGCCACGGCATACTTTTTTGAGCTGGTCTACATCGCCATCGTCAAACATTGGCTTAAGTTCAGCGAACTGCGGAAACATATCGCAGATTTCTTCATCAGTACGTGTGCCGAAATAGCTTGCAAGTGCTAATCTCTGCTCTGCCTGTGACTTGTTGAGAAGCGTCATGGCATTTAAGCAAAATGGTAATACTCCAAGCTCTGCCATGTTGTCATTGATGTACTGATTGTAGTCAGCCATTTTGTAAGGTACATCATTGATTGAGTAATCAGTAACACTGCCTGTAATCTCACCCTTTTGGTTGCATTTCTGCCTTGTAACCTTTTTCAGAGTCTTTGCTTTTCCGCCAATCTCAAAGGTAACAGCTCTTACAATGTCAACATCATCAATCTCGACTCCGTTTTCATCATGTGGTCTTATGCCTGTAATTTCTCTGTCGTTCTCGTCATGGCAATTCAGCACATCAAGAATAATTCTCTTAACTGTTGATTTGCCGACTTCATTCTGACCGGACAATACAGTTTTCATTGAAAAATCTGTGTCTAATGTGTTTGCACCATAGAATTTACAAAAATTCTGTGCAAAAATGTGTGTAATCTTCATTGCGTTTCCTCTCTTTCTATTTGTTTATGGTTTTTAGAATCAAATTTCCGTGTAGGCTTGATTTCTTCACTACTCTTAGGTATGAGTCCGACTCTGATACAAAAAGCCACTCGCTCGCCACGTAATGAGCCTTGTTGAGCAATAACTTCTGCTCTCTTGTTAATGGCTTCAATCTGTATCTCGTATCGCCTAGCCTAATTCGTCTTACACTGCTCATTTAGCTTCTCCATTTCTTTATCTAATAGCGCTTGAAAGTCAAATGATTTGTCTTTGTGCCGTTTAGCTCGATATAGTTCTTGTAGGTAATCATTAGCACTCTGACGTTTCAATTGGCTACCAATCGCAGTAGATGTCAAGGTTTCCATTTCCGCTTCCTTCGTCATATACAATTCCTTGTATGCCAACAGGAGTATCAACCACAACTCCATGTGGTAAATCATCACTTGCAATTACAACGTATTCGTTTTCATCAACTACAAGCCCATGCTCATTTAGATGTCTGCCCGGAATATTCAAACCGCCTCCAGGTAACACTCTCTGTGAGTACCACGTATAAGTGTAATCGCCGTATCGGACTCGCCCCAGCTTCTTAAACCGGCTACAACTGTACTTCTTACGGCAAGTTGGAACTGTTGGCTCTTCATAGGTCTGTTCAACTACAACCGGCTCATTCTGAATTACTGTCGGCTCAATCTTTCCAAGCATTACACTATTAATATAGGAAGTAACTCCGGCTGTCAGCTCAACTTTGCTATCTGCTTTCGTTGCTATTGGCTTTAAGGTCATAGTTCCAATTATTAAAGTCGATAATATCAATATCAGTTTTCTTTTTCTCATGCGGTTCGCCCTCCTCTATGAGACATATTGCAATCAGTATCAGCCAAAATACTGTTACGATTGCTCCAACGATGATACTCGCTGTCTTAATTCCGTATGCCACCGATAACCCAAGGAAAAATACAAATGCTAATGCTCCGAAAATCGAATAGCCGCAGCCAGTGTAAAACTTCTCTTTTAAAGTTCTTTTTCTCATACAATCACCTCACTATGCAAAACTCTGTTGAGCGTTTGCGTCCTGAATAAGCTCATCAAGATACTTAGGCACGACATAGCAATCAATGAACTCATGCACATCGTCTATATACTTTCTCTTGATACTCTTATAAGTAGATACACAACCATACTCACGCTTTAACTGCGTCCATATATCAGAAAATGTCTTATGCCTGATACTGTTGTCCCTGTATGCTTCACTCTGCTTGCCGCCAAGAATATTTACAACTCTGCGCTTAACATGCTGTTGTATCTCGTCAATATCGCAACTGTAAAGTGGTACATTTTCCTTAAGTTCGCTCACATCATCTTTGATGTCGTTTACTTTCTGCTCTAATTCTGTATAGCCCTGTGCCAAAAGCTGTATCTGACCGCCTGTTGTCTTTGGCATACCATAACTGCCTGTTTTTCTGATTGACGGAAGTACCTCATCCATTACCCACCGCTCAAATTTCTCTGCGCTAGGCAATTTTGATTTCATAATGAGTCGGTATAAATCTCCCTCATTTATGTATGACATAGATTGCACTCCACTAGATGTAGGGGTGTCACGTTTCGTTACTCCCTTGCAATGGTCATTAACTGCCTTGCGTGGATTTGTATACCCAAGCGCGGTTGCCACATCTGTTGCTACAAAATATGGCTTTCCGTCAATTTCTGTCATTCGGACTTCTCCGAACTCTTCATTATTGAAAATTTGTAAATCGTTCATGTTTTCTCCTTTCTGTGTTATAATCCTCTTATTCTAAATAAGAAAAGAGGTGAAAATTATGTTTCTAAAATTTCAAATAACTTGTGCTTGCCATAATAGATATACTGTTAATGAAAGCATATCTGCTGACAAGATTATTTGTCCTAACTGCGGTAAAGAATATCCTAGTTCTGCCAAACTTCTTGATATTCTTAATACTGCTAAAGAAATCCCTAAAGGTGACTTAATGTCAGAGGAATTTCCGATAAGGGCTATTTCGGAGAATGAAGATATGAATACGACTCTACATTAATCTTCATATACTCTAAGAAACCCTTGATTTGTGAAACGGACAGATTATGTTCAGCAAGTATTTTTCTTACTTCCCTTGCCATTTCGGCACAATCCTGTCCGTTTCCTCTCATAAACGTCATGAAGTTTGCGCCATCTATGTCGTTTCCAAGTTTTTGATTTAACATAGGTATTAATTCCATTCGTTACTCCTTTCTTAAAAACTGTGGTATAATCTCCCTATCTTTTAATAAGGAGGTGAGTCGCTTATGATTCTTACCGGTTTCTGCAATAAGCAGAACAAGGATTATTCCGTTGAGATTAAAATGATAGATACTTCCGACTTGGAAAAACAAAGTCTTGAGAATGGTCGGTTAGTCTGTCAATATGCAATGTTGTTTGGTTGTTGCCGCAATCCTAAACAATGCTCTATTCTTCAAAATCTCAACAAATAGTTCCTATTGGCTCTCTGAAACATGAGAGCCAAAATTAACCTCATAGCCGTCTCTAAATTTGATACTCTTAATAGTGCCTACATATTTTTGATTCAACTGTAGTGTTCGCAAGTCTGTGGCAATATCAAACGCATTCAAGTCAATTGTTAGTACGGGAAATCCAGCTTTGTCTTGTTTCAATTCATAGCCTCTCACTCCGTCAATTTTGTGACCGTCAATGCAGATTTCTGTAAAAATCTTTTCACCCTCAACTTGTCTGATTTCGATTTTCGACATTGTTACTCCTTTCCTAAGTTTAACTCCATTTAACTTTTCAGTTAAAAAAATAAGTGCCATACTCTGCCTGTGGAATATCCAATACAGCCCCCCAGTTAAGCATATCAGTCTGTGAAAAACCCACATCGCAATTCAACTTCCTTGATACACTATTCTGTGATAAGCCTATTTTATCGGCAAACTTGGCTTGACTGCCACACTTTTCAATTATTCGTCCTCTTAGTTTGTCATATCTATATGGCATTTGCTTTACCTCCTTTCTTTAACACACGCTTAGTTTAACACTGTTTAACTTAAATGTCAACACAAAAGTTTGATAAAGTTTAACTTTTTTGTTGAAAGTTTAACATCTTTGTGTTATGATTGATTTATCAAATAGGAAAGGAGTGAAATGAAGTGAAAAACGAAATTACTGCTTTAAGATTAAAAGAAGCGTTATCTGATTTGGATATGAAGCCTCAAGAACTGGCTGACAGGTCCGGTGTGAGCAAAGCTTCTATTAGTCAATATCTTAGTGGCTCTCATGCACCATCTAATATAAGCAGTGGTAAAATGGGTAAGATTTTAAGAGTCGAGCCTATGTGGTTAATGGGATTTGATGTTTCTAAGAAAAAAGAGCCAACTCCCGATATGGCAAAAGAGGATTTTAAATTGTTAGAAAAGTTTTCTTTACTAGACAATAGAGATAAAGAAACGATTTTAAGCATGATTGACGTTATGTTATCTCGAAAAGAAAAAAGTGAGGACTAGCCCCACTTTTCCAAAAAAGTTTTATGAATGTATGCAGGTACCCCAAAGTGCCTGCATCTTCTATTTTTTCAATCATCTGTATTATTTCTTTCTTGTAATCCATTTTTAAAACCCCACTTTCTAAAACCAATTACAGAACATATGCTTGTAGGCGCCGATACAAAATAGGGCGATAGACCGCCAATTAGCCTACCGCCCTACCGAAACTTGAAGAGTTCTCTTATTTGAGAACATCATTACTGTAGCGCTTTAAAGTGTTTTATTTTGTCGAATATTGACAACATGGACTGTAAAGAATAGAATGGTAAAAAATAACTACAAAAGGAGATGTTAATATGGCAAAAGCAAATAAATGCAATTCCTACGTCATCAATGGTCAAAAAATCAATGTTAATGATATAATCAAGCATTATAATGGTAACTTAGGCATGGCTTGTAATGAAATATCGCAAAGGACTTTGGTTTCATTTGAAACAGCCAAATATTATGTAGAGCTGTGCCAAAAAGATGAGCCATTCGTTAAGCAAAATTCAACGGTAAGCTTCACAAGTGGCATTCTCATAGCCGTTCCGCTTATAATGTTTATTGCAACAAAAATAGGATTCTTTCCGGTAGACAATGACCTTTTTATTGCTATGTTTGGCTTAATTTTTGTGTGTTGCTCTATTGCTTCAATTATTCTCGGAATAATTGATTTAGCATCTAAGAATGAAATCCCACGCAATCATGGTGGCTCTATCTTTGGCATTGTTGCTTCTGCGCTGATGTGGCTTGATTTTATTTTTCATTGAACTATGGAGAGGTTTCCCTCTCCTTTTTATTCTAATTGTGAAGTAATGTACTCATATTCCTCTTGCGATATTTTACCGCCTGCCACTCTGTCGAGCAATTCTTCCTTGGTTACTCTGTCACTCTCATATAGCCTTTTAAGGCTTTCAACTAATATTCTCATATTAAAGCACCCCCTCATCCATTAACTGCCTTGTATAGTTGTCTATTGCTTCCTCATCAGAGTGCTCGTTAATCTCTTTTACCTGTTCCATAGCAATAAGATACTGTGAGTATTCGTCCTGTGTCAGCTCGCGCTCCTCGTACTCCCAGTGCTTAGGCTTGTAAGTAAAATCGTCCTCACTCCCTGTTGCTTCAACCGATTTAATGTTTTTTCGCTGATAAACGATATTCGGAGAAGATGTTGTGTCAATGTCAAGCGGTTTGTCCGATTGCATACTTTCTACGAGCTTGTATTCTGTCATATTCAATGCACCTTGCCTTTCTGTCTACTGTTGAAATTTTGTGCTTTAATTTTCCAAAATCTATAAATGGTTTAATATGCTCCCTGTAATAATCGTACATATCGCAATTTTTAATCCACGCAAGTGCAGAAACCATTTGTTTTGAGTCAAATATTGTAACCTTTGTTTTTCGCCATATTCTAACTGCCTTAGCTCTTATTTTCTTAAGGATTGTTTTTCTTAAGGTAGTTCTATTCCTATAGAATTTATACCCCATAAAATCAAGCGGTCTGCCATATGTTGCTGTCTTTCCATTCTTGCTGACATATGGATTTTGGGATAAATAGTGAAAGCGAAATATCTGCCAATTTCCCTTGACTGTCAAGCCTAGTTCTGCAAGACTATTATCAATCACAGCTTTTACGTTGCGCAATTTCTTTTTGCTCGCACAAAATATAGCCATATCGTCAACATAACGTGCATATTTCAGCTCAATGCCGAGTGATTTGATTTCATGGTCAAGCTCACTCAAATACCAGTTAGCGAACCATACAGAGGTATAAAAACCAAGTGGCAAGCCATTCGGCACGCAATGTATAACATTTTCAACAATCCGTATAAATCTAAAATCTTTGATTTTAGATTTAAGCTTTTCAATTAATTTATCCTGTGGAATACTGGCGTAAAATTGCTTCACATCAAGTTTATAGCAATACTTAATATTTTTACCGCCCTGTTTTATCCACTTGCATATGCACTTCTTGCCATACGCACCGCCACGCTTAGGAACCGAGCCGTAACTATGCTCATACATTCCCTTGTTAAACATGGGCTTAAGCACGTTTACTATCATGTGATGTACTATTGATTCCATAACTGTCGGTATTACTATCTTGCGTTTCTTTCGTGATATTCCGTCATATATTTCTTTGGGCTTATGTTCAAAAGGTGTGAAGTTAATCGCATATTCTCTAATTTTGGGTATGTATGTATCAAGGTCTGCTAAAATTTTTCTAACCTTATTTCTTCTCTTTTTACCCTTAGAGAAGTTTTGAATTGCAAGTTTTATATTATCGTCTGAAATAAATTCAGCATATAGATTTCTGTATGTTCTCATACGTATTCTCTTCCTATCCTCTCTACCACGTTCGACCATATCCTACTACTAGCAGTAGCTTGCATCGAGTTGATTTTTACCAAGGGGTACGGAATTTAGTCTGCATTCATTTTATCCCATGAATGATAGGTACAGAAGCCCCGATGTTCCACCCCGCATTACCAGCCTCGTTGTTCAAGTTCACGTAGAACGCACCACAATGACGGCCGTCGTGCAGGTGGCCACCGAAAAGAGCAAAGGCGCAAACTAAATCCCTTATATAAAATTAACCACACACGTTTATAGTTACAAATTTTCTTAGGAGAAACGCGGTTTCTCCCTTTCTGCTTAGGCAGAAATTCCCTCTTCCCTGTTGCAAGTTATTTGTAGGAAAGAGAAGCCCCGATGGTCCACCC